CCTATAATGCTTCATCCTAATTTCCTCCTTCTTCAAAATAACGGCCCCGCCATCCGGCAGTAGACCAGCACTACTATGATGATTCCCACGCCCGTTGCCAGGCCGATGAGAAATCCTGTAATTAGATCCCTTACGAATTGTTTCAAGGCTCGTCCTCCTTTCTACCGCCTAAGCGGTTTTATCCTCTCGCTTTGGGACATACTGCTCGACGAGTTTAAAAAACGCTTCTGTTTTATCATTTCTAGGTATACGTATGTCCTTCGGATTCGTGTAAATCTTTCCATCATTGGTTTTGATTGTCACCAAACGCACCACCTCTCTAATATGTATGACCTACGGATTGTCCAGCTTTACCCCAAAGGAACTTATTAATAAAATATTGCTATTTCTCCCACCCACACCATCTCCTTTTCAAAGTACTTTTTCTGGGACACCATATGCGTTATTATGTGGTTGTTACTCGAGGAAGTACTCGATTGATACTCCAAAGTACTCCGCAAGGATTTTGAGTTTGTCAATTTTAGGCTTGCTCCTACCGGATTTCCAGTCAGTAAACGTAGATTTAGTAATACCAGTATCTAAGGATACTCTATAATCCGTTATGCCTATCTTATCGCGTAAAGCAACATATTTTTCGTACATTTATTTTTTCACCCACCCTTTCCGAACTTTTCTATTGAATTTAGTTCGGAAATCAGTTATAATACATTTACCAGATATATTACATAAAGCCAATGGCTTGTTTTGATTTCCGAACTTTGTACAAGTATGTTAACACGGATATCAGAACTTGTCAATAGTTTTTGTACGGATTTTAAAACTTATTTTAAAAGGAGTAAATTATGTACGAAATTTATTGCAGACTGAGGGATGAAAGAGGCTTAAAAGATGCTGATGTTGTTAGAGAAACGAAAATTACAAAATCAACTTTTTCGGATTGGAAAAGCGGGCGTAGCAAGCCTAAAAATGATAAGTTACAAAAAATCGCTGATTTCTTTGGCGTATCAATTGAGTATTTAATGACGGGTGATGAGCCAGTAAAAAAAGAACCTCTTCTTACTTCAAAGGATGAACGTGATATTGCTAAAACCGTATCTGAATTGATGAGCAAGTTAGATTCACAGGATGGAGCACCTTTATTTTTGATGGTGAAGAAATAACTCCAGAAACAAAAATACTTTTTGAGCAGCAATTAAAATCGTTGGTCACCACAGTTAAAGAAATCAACAAGGTAAAATACCATCCCGGAAAAAATAAAGAGTAGGTGATATGCATTGCGCCAAGATATAAAGGCCATGGTAAATCAAATAGTTAAAAAATATAAAACTCATGATCCTTACGAACTTTGTGACTATATGAATGTATTATTGCAAATTGGGGATCTAGGAGAAACATTGGGCTGTTATTTATTAATTAAAAGACAAAAATGTATATTGCTGAATAAAAAAATACTTAGAACGCCACTAGAAAAAGTGGTGCTTTCACATGAATTGGGACATTCTAAAATGCATTGGAAAAACGACTGCTATTTCTATGGAAGCACGCTTTTTTCAAAAATTAGAGAAGAGAATGAAGCCAACGCATTTGCTGCCGAATTGCTCATACCTGATAATTTGATATATGAAAATCCTGGTATGACTCAAAGTCAAATAGCAAAAATTGCTGGACATGATGAAAGAATTATGGCATTTAAAAGTTTCCGTTAATATTACGCCAGATGGCTTAACATAGAGAAAATGTGGTGTTTTATGGTACAAAAGAAACGAGGGATAATATGGGATTCACGGACAAGTTAAAGGATATTGCAAATACCGCAAATAAAATTGCAAACTCTTTGAAAAATGCTAAAACAGAAAGCAAAGAGTTCTCAGAAGAAGTGTTTTATGTAGTAGGAACTGCCTACTACAAAGACAATATCAAAAAAATTATGAAGCCTAATAAAGAATACAAGAGCCAAACAAAAACTATTATAAAGAATGGGCATGTTGGACAGAAGATATTTCAATACCTTTATCTTGACACTCCTGCAGAATTAATTCCAGAGCCCCAAAACGAGCATGACAAGAACGCAGTTAAAGTTTGTATAGATGGTAAATTAGTAGGATATATCAAACGAGAAGAGACATTGAAAATTAAAAAACTTCTTAAAACAGCCGAAATTAAATATATAAATGCACTTGTTACTGGCGGAAAATACAAAATAATTTTTCTAAATGATGATGTTTTTAAAGATGAAAGTAATTTTATTATCAGATTAAAAATAGGCTATTACAAGTAAAAACCGCCCGGTGCTTCCAACACCGAACAGCCAAACATATACCCGAAGATATACACTATACTAACAAAAATATTGTATCATCTTCGGAGCAGCCTTGCAAGCGGAACACCAGTTCCTCGCTGGCTGTTATTTTTATACCCATTTTTACGTATAGAATTAAGAAGGAGATGGTACAATGAACAAAGTTATCCGCTGTGCCTGCTACGTCCGGGTTTCCACAGACAACCAGCTAGAAAATTACAGCATTAAAGAACAGACGGAACGTCTTACAGCATTTTGCAAAGCCAAGGATTACCTGATTGTTAAATTCTACACTGACGGTGCTTTCTCTGGTGGAAGTATAAACAGACCTGCCCTGCAGCAAATGCTTGGCGATATTGAAAAAGGACTGATTGATGCCGTAATTGTCTATAAGCTTGATCGTTTGTCAAGAGAACAGAAGGACACGCTCATGCTAATAGAAGATAAGTTCCTTGCCAACCACGTAGATTTTATTTCATTGTGCGAGAATTTTGATACATCTACTCCTTTTGGTCTGGCAATGATAGGAATCCTCTCTGCATTTTCACAGCTTGAAAAGAATCAGATTACCGAGCGGTTCACGATGGGTCGAATCGGACGGGCGAAAAACGGATTATTCCACGGTGGCTCTGTGGCTCCTACCGGCTATGATTATATAGATGGACAGCTGGTAATTAATGAATATGAAGCTTTGCAGGTCCGAGATCTATATACCCGCTTTTCAAAAGGATACTCCCTTCATAATTGCTGGCAGTATATGCAGAAACATTATTACACAAAATATGGGGGTTGGAAAAGCGAAACCCTTGTAAGAAATGTATTGAAAAATGATGTCTACATAGGAAAGGTGAAGTTTAACGGCCAGTCTTATCCAGGGATACATGAGCCTATTATACCCGAAGAACTGTTCCAGACTGTACAGGACATCTTTGAACATTCTCGGAGAGATATGCCCTCTTTTAAGCGTTCCCCCTTCAAAGCAAATACCTTGTTAAGCGGACTTATATATTGCGGCAAATGTGGGGCAAGGTGCCACGGAGAACATGGTAATTACACCTGTTACAGCCGTTCAAAGGGTGATAAGCGCCAGATAAAAGACCCTGATTGTAAAAATAAAAAGTGGAAAATCGAAGAATTGGATGTCCTTGTAATAAAATATGTATCCGAACTGGATTTTGAGGAGACTGAGTCTGTCGAAGTACCTGTACAGACAAAAGTAGATTACGGGAAAAGGATCAGTGAAATAGAAAAGCAGTTATCAAAACTTATTGACCTGTATCAGATTAGTGATATTTCTTTTGAAACCATTTCGGAGAAAATTGAAAAACTTAGCAAAGAGAAAAATGCACTTATAGAAGAATCGGAGAAAGAACTACCGGAACAGACTTCGAATGCAGATCGGCTTAAATTCCAGGAACGCTTTCTTGCGCTTCTTGACAATGGTCCTCTGCCTGAGAAAAGAGCCTGTTTAACACAATTAATTGAACGGATTACCATCACGGATGAAGATATCGAAATTACTTTAAAATAAATTGCAGATTTACAAATCCCATGCACATGGGCTTTGTAAATTTGTAATAGAAAATTACCCCGGAGTTTTGACGCCCCGGGGCCTTGATGATGCTGTTATGATAATCCCAGCAACTTGCTCCAAGTCTTTGGTCCAACGATGCCATCCACAACAAGCCCCATCGCCCGCTGAAATGCCATAATTGCCGCTTTTGTCTTTACGCCAAAGACGCCATCTACAGATCCACAATTGAAGCCAAGTGCATTTAGTTTTCTCTGCACCCACCTGGTAATATTACCCTGAGCCCCCCTCTTAAGCATGGGACATCCGGCCAAGGTAATCGGTCCCGGTATATTATCTACCTTCTGGGAAGAAAACCCCTGAACATTACACTCATTCTGTAGCTCTGCAATCTCCCCTGATACCTGCACCGGCTGTGAGGTTGTAACTGAAACGCTGCCGCTTGCTCCAGCAATCTCCGCAAATGGAAACTTTGCGCCGGGGCAGGCAGTTGCGCATACATCTCTGTGGGCTTGCACTTGACTGACGCCGTACTTGCCTTTTAACCAGGCTACTAGCTCTTTCCCGGCCTGTTTCTGCACATCCGGCATAATTTCTACATCATAATCTCCTTCAAAGCAGATACCGATACTGTCAGAGTTGCTTCCAGATGCGTGGGCACCTACTGCCCCTTCAGGCCGTAACCTGTAAATCGACCCATCTTTTCTAACTTCAAAATGATATCCTGCTCCGGACCAACCATTCTGTAAATGCAGCCGGTGGATCTGTTCCGGCGAGTATACACTAGCATCTGCATGATGCAGAATAAGACGGTTAGTCCTACTTCTGTAACTCAGGGACCTGAACTGTAAATTTGTTTCAATTATATTCATATTTTTCTCCTTCCTGTGCGACGTCGCATAAAGTAAAAAGAGGACGCTGTTACGCGCCCTCTGAATCATTATTCACGATACTGTCTGCCACCTGCAGACCTTTAGTTAATATGGCTGGAACATTATAGCCAGCCTCTACGAAATTCTCCAAAATAGATCTGATTTCATTGATAATAAGGGATGCTAGGACGAACCAGCCTAATAATGTTGTGATTCCCAGATTAACCCCTATCGCCTTTCCAATCTCAATAAAGACTGCACCAGCCCCGAACGCTACCATAATCATAATCCAGTATCCAAGTTTTTTAAGTACCCCCTGCCAGCCTTTCACAGAGTTCTCTTTTTTCGCCATCCGGCTCTTCATCCAGCCGGTAATCCAATCCGCCACATTAAGCAGCAAAAACGCCACGAACAAAATCCAGTGTTCTCCTAATATGTAAGAAAGCACAGCCACCACTGTCCCAGCAATTGCATTGTATCCATCAATGATTGCATCTGCATAATATATGTTCATTTTATTCATTTACCTCACTTCCTTTACTACCTGGAAGGACCTGTGTTAAAGCAGGTCCTATTCCATCAATTTTTCTGCCAGTTCTGGCACCTCCAGATCAATCAGGATCTGTTTCACCTGTTCCCTAATCGTATCTGGCACCTGGGCAATGGTCTTTTTGCCTTTCACAATCAGGGTAGCATAGATAACTGCCATCACTTCCACCTCCTTCCGAAAGACTATTTTGGAAATAAAAAACAGGACATCCTTAATCAATGTCCTGAATTCTCTGATCATCTGCATCACCCAGAAGTTGCTGAACCTCTTCCCTAATATTTCCCGGAACCTGATCAATGGTTTTCTCCCCTTTTCGGATTAAGTCCGCATATATCTTTGGCATATACGACATTTACTTCACCATCCCTTCATAAATCTCACAAATGGCCATCTGTAGATCAGTGATCTGTGTCACATTTGCTTCAACTGTTTTTTTCATCTCCACCGCCTTCTCTTCCGGAGTTTTTCCAGGCTTGTACATTACAATCCCATAAATTCCTCCAGTATACTCTTCTGTTCTATAAAACTCAGTATGACCTTCATACTCGGCAATAATCTGTCCTCTTTCTTTTACCTGAATCTTCTTGGTCTTTACCGGATCCTCGAAAGTGTGACGTAATTGCGAGGGATCAATTAAGGATAATACTGTCAAATAGTCACCTTCGCACCGTACCGCTTGTACGGACAATTCCGATGCGTCATTGAATATAATCTTCAAATCTTCTCCTTTCCGTGCGATGTCGCGCACTATAATAAGAGCCGTTCGGCTCTGGTCAATAAAGTTCCTTTTCGTTTACTAAATAGAAAATTATTGCCGTGGGATGCATGGCGCCAGTCCTTCTTGGGGACACATATCTACCGTCTACAGTTCGGCGACATTAATGGCAATATCATACAGACAAATCAATTATCAATTCCCTGGCTGCCTTCGGAGGTTACTGTAGCATTGTCAAAAATTAATATCCCCGGAGCAGGCACTATAGCGATTGATTATAAGTCAGCATATCTTACCACCGAAGGAGGACTGTACATATACTGCTCGACAGCAGGGGCCGCCGGAGTTGCAAGTCTCAAGTGGCAGGTTGTAGATGCGACTATAGTCATACAACGTAAATAACCTATAGTTTAAGATAATGGATACAATAGTTGACTCGTATCGTGGACGATGTCGCGGGATAAAAATACTGAAAATATGCATTATTACTTCCCCACCATTCTGGGGCATAGAAATGAATAGCAGCGGCGTTTCCATCCCCGTTATTGGTAGTGATGACACATTTTCCTTCGTCAAAATTACTGATAGATGGATCATAGAATTTTAAGATCTTAGACAGCAGGTCCGAAGCTGAAAACAATTGTCTATAATCCGCATTTGCGCCTTGCAATACGAGAGTCCCCATAATCATGATGTAGTGTGGTGTGCATATTCCCGCTTCGCTGCTGTTTCGGCGCTTAAACACCGGCAATTTTCTATTTAGTTCAGTAATATTTGGCGCTTCGCTGAATACTTTTTGCACTTCTACTATGTTTAGCCCGTCAATTATGATCTTGTACATTGGCATGTCCGCTACCGCATCGCCGGACTGTATATCTCCCGTTATGTGGCTCGGTACTGCTGGATTTGATTCTGCTGGTGTCCCCTGGATCGCCACGAATCGCATGAACTCTTTCCCATCGTCCTGGTTTCTCTGATATCTTGCTACGATGAGATCAATTCTTTTCATCCCCTGTGATCCATTCACGATAGTTACAGAGTCATAGGTGTTCTTTTTTATTGACGCCGCACATCCTTGGTGCATGATAACCCCATCCCGGATCTTAATCTCGTTATTAGATGATACCTCTGCTGCCATTTTCATTCCCGTTTGAAGGACATATGATTCTTCCCCAAACGTCCCTATATTTATATCTCGATCCTGCTCGGATCTAACATGCTTGGCTCCGGTGAATCCAGTTATTATTTCCATTACGTCTCTCCTTCCAGTTTGTACTCGATTTTTTCCCTACCGTCCGCAATCGTCCATATTTTCCTTCCAATGGGCTTTTTTATGCTTACCTGTGTTAAATAGTCTCGCCCTCCGACAATATCACCGATATCTATGCTTCCTTCCAGTTTTTCCATTGTCATGTTATATTCCGTACGGTTCTTAAGTCCTTCCAGCTTCTCAATTCCGTTCTTAATCAGGTCATCCTTCTCAGATCCATTGCTATCATAGATTTCTGCTATCTCGTCCGCTCCCCTGTAATGCTGCGTATATCCGACATTATTATTCCCATCAACGTACAGATGCACCACCAGCCGATCCTTCAGATCTCCTTTCCCAAGGCATATCAGATGGTTTACGCCGCGCCGATTATCATCCATCGTGAAATTCATGTTATTGTCGTTTGATAATTCGTACTCCTTCGAGTAGTCTACGATTGGTACCGCCTGTACCATCACGTACCCCACCTCGTTTACGGCTCCATTCCGGTATCGTATGTCCAGCCGGTATCCTACCGACTTTAGCATCTTTACGATTCCCGCATGCAGCGTGCAGTATCTGTCAAACTGGTAGTTCTCCACTCTTACTCCGGTATCCTTGTCAACTCCGTAGAACATCCCTGGAAATTCGGCTTCCACCATTGACTTTATGATGCTGTTTATTTCTCCTGACGCTTTGGCATAGTCCTGCCCCGGTGCCGGAGTAATAATCTTTTTTGCGAGCATTCCCCTCCATGTATATCCATTTACAATGACCGTATTCGCCCTGGTGTCCGTGCTTATCTCTCTTACGATCCCTCCGAATTCGGTATTTGGCGAGAACATCCTGCATCCGTATGTGATATTTCCAGTCCAGTAATATCTCTTAAACTCTACCTCAAAGTCGTTTATGCTGTCCTTCTCATCCTCCCCGACCTCGAAGTCAATGTTCGCTTTTAGCACGTATCCCTCCTCTCTTCCAAGTATGTCTGTTTGGATTAGCTCCATTTTGGCACACTCCTTTCCTTATATACGGTCACATCGAATCCGAAGTCTCCGCTCCACGATACAAGCAGTTCTCCAGGTGGAATTTTCTCAAACACCGAACTTTTCTTCTCCCTTTTTGCAAATATGTTCCGAACGGTTCCGTTCGATAGGTGCTTCGTAACTGTCTTGTCACGGTTCTCTATAATCATGTACTCTTCTGGCTCAAGCGTATCGTATACCTGGTATACATGGCTATTAATCGTTATTCTCGGGTTCGCACATGGTCCATATATTGTCATCTTGAAATTGCTGTTCCTGTAATGGTCTATAATCCAGTGCTGTGATCCTGCGGCTGGCCTAGAATAGTCATACGCATAATCAAAAGGATAGTCCAGGAACTCATACTCCTCACCTTTATGCGCCGAGTCTGGATAAAAACTCTTCGATTGCTCCATTGACCAGAACGGATAAGGGCAGTAGATGTCAACCTTGCAATCCGTCCAGTTATTCCATGTTCCTGATATCTCGTTGCTTAATCCACTGATATAGCAGTCGATATAGTATTCCCCGTAATAGATTCTCCCCGGAGTCGCATTGACAATATCATATTCGAATGCATCCGTCAGTTCGTCAATCATAGCCTTTCGGCTTTCAAGTTTTCCTCGCATCGTAAGCGTGATCGAGTATTTTACAGACTCCTTCGTAAATCCGTACACGCTGTCCCCGAACTGTATCTCCGTAGAATTCTGCTTCCATTCGTACTTGTGGAAATTTCCTGATGTGGCGCGCATCCTGTCTCCGATCAGGCTGTATTCCTTCCCATTCGAGCATACATACCTTACTATCATCTGAATGCCACCCCCATTTCCCGAAATGCTCTTACTGCTTCCCGTTTTCCAATCTGCATATGCAGTTCCTGTGTTCCGCCAGACGAATCTTCCAGTATGCTGATCAGCATATCCAGCCTGCTCAGGATTCCTTGATCCGCTCCTGTCCTGCTGTCTATGCTCAATCTGCTTGCCTCCTGCGCAATGCTGGTTCCAAATGGACTCATGGCTGCATCCTTCAATTCATCTGCCGCGTTTGATACCAGGCTTAGCCCGTCTTCCATCTCGTTCGCAATTCCAAGTACGACCATTCTTCCAACATATCCTCCCCACCGTGATGGAGAATGGATTCCGAAAAACTCCAGGACCTTGTCCTTGAATCCTCCCAGCACTTCCTTTGCGGCATTCCATAACTGGCTTGCCGCATTGCTTATGCCTTTTGCAATTCCGCTTATAACGCTTCTTCCGATCGCTCCCCAGTCCGTCTCGTTAAATGCATTCTTCACGGATCGTATGATTTCCGGTATCTTTCCTACCAGCGTCGGGATTGCCCGTATAAGCCCTGCCCCTAGTTTTCCAATCATTTCGATTCCGGTTTGCAGAATCTGTGGAAGGTTCCTTGAAAATTCCGCAACCATCCTGATCACTATGGTTGCCGCGGCTGATATAATTTGCGGAAGGTTGTTCACGACCCCATTGACAAGACTCAGAATGAGGTTTCCTCCTGCCGATATGATCGTTGGAAGCGCAGATGAGATAGTCCCTATGAACTGTGCTATCACGTTTCCTGCCCCAAGGATCAGAGATGGAAGGTTCAGAAGGATTCCATTTACGAAATGTACGATGAAATTGCTCCCAGATTCCAGCATCAATGGTAGTTGCGTCTCTATTCCCGTCTTTAGGCTTCCGATTATGGATGTCGCCATTTCAAACACCTGTGGCGCATACGTAAGTATTCCATTCCATAATTGTGTGAATATTGTCGCGACTGATGTGAGCAGTTGCGGTCCAGCCGCCGTAATCTGCGTCCCGAGCTGCGGGATCCATTCCGATATCGCCGCCGCCAGTTTCGGCCCCAGCGATTTCACGAATGTGATGATTGCTCCAGGAAGCGCTGTAAGAATGTTCCATACTGCCGGCCATAGATTCCCTACCAGGAATGTTGTGATCGTCTCGGCCAGCGCATTAAGCGATGGCCCTACATCCATTCCAAGCGTGAGTTCTCCAAGCACATTCCTGAATGCCGCTTTCATTGATGCAAATGATCCAGAAATTGTAGAAGCGGACTCTTTTGCCGTCGTCCCGGTTATATCCAATTCTCCTTGTATTACATGAATCGCGCTATACACATCGGACAAATTATTTATGTCATACTTGACACCTGTGATTTTCTGGGCATCTGCAAGCAGACGTTCCATTTCCGTCTTCGTACCACCATAACCTAATTTTAGGTTGTCCAGCATGGTGTAATTCTGCTTCGCGAATCCCTGATAAGCATTCTTAATATCTTCCATGCTGGTTCCCATCTTGTTCGCGTTGTCTGACATGTCCGTCATTGCCATATCCGCAATATCCGCGGCCTTCGCTGTATCGTTTCCCAGGCTGCTAAGGAGGCTTGCGGAGAAGCTTGTGGTCAACTCCATGTACTCATTGGCACTCATGCCGGCTGTTCGGTAAGCTTCTGCAGCATTTGCCTTGACCTTGTCAGCAGAATCCTTGAACAGGGTTTCGATGCCTCCAAGACTCTGCTCTAGGTTTGCACCCTCGCTAATTGTCGATGCCAATGCTTTTCCAATTGCTGCTGTTGCTATTACGCCTTTGATTTTACCTATCAGCTTTCCACCGAACGAACTTCCGGCTACATCTGCCTCTGGATCAATTTCCTTCTGTATCCCCCCGCTTATTCCTTTCGCCGACGGTATGATCTGCACGTATGCCTTTGCGAGTTCTGTCGCCATCTCCTATCCCTCCTTCCCTGCAAGCCTGTTCCATTCGTCCATGAATTCCTGTCCAGAAACGTATGCCATTATGTTCTCATTCCTTGCCTTCTCTTCTCCCATAATGGCCTGTAGGATGGATGCTGGACGCTTCCTTCCCTTTCTTCTATCGGACATCATCCATCCGATCATCCCGATTCTATCCACGATTGATGCAAGCATCATCTGCTCTGGAGTGATCTTCACTCCTGCCATTTCCAGTTTTACCCGTGAGTCGTTCCTCAGCCCACATGATAGTGTTGCTGCCATTCTGCATGGCATCGACCTATAATCATATATCGCATAGGTTTCCGCAAGGTCGCATATGAGCGCATCCTCGTGATGTGCAACCATGTGGGCGAGGATCAGGAGTTTTTTCCCTGGCTGCATCCCGTGAATATGTCCGTAATAGTCTCCGTCATTGCATGCGCGGTCACTCTTCCCCTTTCGTTTCTGAGATGATCCTTCAGTGCGTCCTTCTGCTCCTTTCCCAGAAGCATTTCAACGACATCCGTTACATATTGCGTGTTCCCCTTGTCAATCTCTGACAGTTTCTCCAGCATCTCGTAGTCGTCAAGCGCCTCGTCCTCAATCTCAAACTCGAACCCTGATCTCGTCTTTCCTGTTATCATTACACTGCCTCCTTCTTCTGCAAATATTCATAATGCGTGTTTCCTTCTGAATCCGGCATGGCCGTAATCGTTGTCTCGTATCCAATCGCATCCTCATCCGTATACGTGATATCTCCTACCTCTGTTACCTTGGCTGATGGGACTACGATCCGTTTCAGCACTCCTCCTTTTAGGATCATGTCGAATACCCATGCGCTTTCCTCCATCTCCTTGTTATTCGCTTTTACCTTGATTCCCGTTTCCAGCGTTCCTGATACATTTTTTTCCCCATATACGGCTTTCAGCACCTCTACGTTAAGCGCTTCTATCAGAGTGTACTGAAACGTGTCCTCCTTGCTTGTCTGTAGCGTCAGTACGGTATCCCCTCCCCACGCTTTCTTATTGTCGCTCTCCGGGCTGTTTGAATTTACTATCCCGTCTTCGCTGCAATATCCAAGAGGCTTGAATGCCTCGTCCAACTTCGTAATGGCATCCATCGGAAGCGTACTCCCAATTGGTGCCCTGTAGACCGCTCCTCCGGTCTTGGGTTTCCCTGTGCTTACCTTCATTGCATCTGACATTTTTTACTCCTTTCAATAATGGGTGATGTCAAACACCGCCTGGTAGCGGTATTTTTTTCTGCCTGTATCTGTATAGTTATAATCACTATTCAGATTGCAGCTGCAGATATCGTCCAACTCAATTATGTTTTCCATTACTTTTTTCACCCGCTCATTGAGCGATGCTGCCCCAAACAGGGACATAGAATAAGACTGGATAGCCAGAGTTGCTGATGCAATATGGTTCTCTGAACTGGATCCAGTCTTTTCAATCAATACATATTCTTTTCCCAGACTATCATCTTCTTCCAGTCTGACCGGTATCTCTAGTCTGGACTGCAGATAGTACTTAACGATTTTTTCCACCATGTTTTCCAACCGCCTTCAGTAATCCGTTGTTTCCGTCATCACCGCAGACCTTTACAACTGCACGGGTCTGTGCGACATACGCCTTAGTTTCATTAACTCGAGCTATTTTTGTTGCACGCTCCATAAGGATTGCCTGCATCTCCGGAGATCTCATCAACTCCCGGACTCCCGCACGGTTCAGAACAATCTTTGTCTTACCCATATAGCGCCACCTGCCATTTCTGATTCCAGTCTAACGGAATATTTTCTTCAATGCCCTGTTGCGGGAACCCGATTACCTGCCATGACATCCCGAAGAAATCCACCCGGCAATCCTGCCAGGTGTGATTATCCCCCTTCGGGATTGCAATATTGTATACCGCTTTCTTTCCAGTCAAGTTCAACGTATTAAGAATCTCTGTCGTCGACACCGGAGCTACAAGCACGTTCTCGACTGTTACCGGAGTCTCTTGGTATATCGGGTGGTCAAATTCATCTTTTCCAATCACCGTTATCTCATACAGTGTTACCGGAATCCCCTTGATCATCGATGCCATAGATATCCATCACCCCTGCTCTTTGTCTTCTGAGTCCTAATCTGGATAACTCAGACTTCTTGATGAACAGACCTCCACCGGGCACCAGATACGTTCCTGTCACAGAATAGCCAAGAGCCGACTGTGACACCTGCGTCATTGGTTCTGTGTCCGTCGATGTCATAAGCGTACGTGCCACAACATCGACAGTAACGGATTTCGCAACATTCCGCAGCGCACCATTCTGTTCAGTCATCTTGTCCAAGTCTTTTCCGACCTTATTGGCTTCATACCTCAAAGAATCGGACACGACTACCAGAAGTTTCTCAGCCTTGCCGTACTCAAATTCCTTAAGTTCCCGCCACAGACTACATATGTCCTCTAATGTTGCAAACGGATCCATTATTTCGTACCCTCTTTTGAATCATCAGATGTATCTTTCTTAGATGATGTTTTCTTCTTTTCAGGTTCCTCTTCGACTACAGGTTCCCAGTTTTCACCGGAAACCTTGGATTCAACATCAATGATCGCTCCAGTTTTTACATTTTTATATTTCATATCCTACGCCTCCGCCTCCTTGATTCTTGCAAACCATTCTGGCACTAGGATTCCCCAGCCGAGGTATGCTTCTGCGCGAATATAGATCTGACCATATCCCTTCAGGTCTTTCCCTGAGTTGTCCGGATCTCCGTACTCAATAATCTCCATAGGAATTTCTTTCGAGTATCCCCATTTGAACGCGTTCTGGAAGTCTCCAACAATACCGTGAACTTTTGTGGTCCCACCAGATACGGTTCTATTAACACTGGTTTGGATTCCGTTAAATGATGCCGGCGATGCTCCAAAGGCAAATTCTGGATACTGTTTAATTCCATTTGCCTTGATTTTTGCCATATCCGAACCGAATGTCTTAGAGAGCGCAAGACCTGTCACGTCTCCGTCTGATCCATCTAACATCTTGATGGCATCTTCCAAATTAGTATCTGGTGTTGCTGAAGTATAATCCACGGACTGTGTCGCCTTTGCATCAAAATGATTATCTCCAATCACCGAAGATGATTCTCCGGTTCTCGGATTAACTCCGTGCATACCAGCGAGATCAAATCCTTTTGCCAATTTTTTAGCAAAGCCGTCGTTAAATGCTGTTAAAATATCCAGCTGTTCTTCTTCGGTAGCCGTCATAAATTCATCGGATACTCTTGCGCCATACTCGAATTTAATCGGTACAATTTTTACTGGTGCAACAGAGATACCACCTTCCGTTTTCTTTCCATTCTCAGCAACAATGTCAATTTCATTGTCCATAGAGAAAATCATTTCTTTTAATCCATTGAATGGGATTGGCGTCTGACTGCATAATGCTGCCAGTGCTGATTTTCCTTTCACTTTTGTAATAAGATCTGTGACCAGCGTCGGGTCAAACATTGCTCCTTTTGATGTAGGCATAATTATTCTCCTTTCAAATTAGCCAGCATATTTTTCATTGCTGTTTTTTTGTTGTCAATTTTCTGCGGATCTCCTCCGGCAAGTGGCGGGACATCTTTCTTTTTCAAGAATTTCGCCATAGTTTCTGCATCTTTCTTGATTGCCTCCTCATCAGATCCGCTTAATCTACCTGCAAGTTCATACGGGATTCCATTCTCATGAGCAATTCTCATCTTGAGAGAACTGGTTTCAAATTCCTTGATCTTGCCCTGTGTTTCTTCAAGCTGTTTCTTATATCCGAGGTTCTTTTCTCCATCACCATTGATTTCCTTGTTCAGCGCCGCAATCTGCTGTTCGAAGCCATCGGATTTTTCTTTTAGAGCGTCATAATCTTCTGCTTTCTTCTTGTAATCCTCAAACCCTTCATATTTTGCTTTCACTCCCGCAATGCGTTCTCCGATTACTTTATCAAGCTGCTCCTGTGTGGTAATTGGTGTAAATTCTGCCATTTGTTGCTCCTTTCTCCATTAACCGCTGGGTTGCGTAATATGTAAAAAGACACCCTGTTCAGGTGCCCTTTAACAACTAACTCTTTGTTTTCTTTTCCTCGTCTTCTCCTCGCTGCATGCCCAATATGCAAGTATAATACTGTCAAGCAGTGCAATCTCCATATCTTCCTTCATTGCTTTATAGCCAAATCCGCCATTGGTTCCAATCGTCCTTTTTTCGCAATTGCTTACTATTTGTACCAATGACGGCTGACCGGAATGAGCAATATTCTTTTGATACAGCCCCTGCTCAAACGAAGCGTTCGCTGCAATGATTTCCTTCACTGTCGGAAGGTGCGAATTTTTTATTCCATAGTCTTTCATCTCATTTTCCATTAACTGCTGTCCTGACGCTCCATCTATAATCACCTTCCTTGCTTTCCAATCCTTCAGGTACGTCAGCATCCACATATCTCCTGCTCGTACTTCACGGCAATCAATGCACTCCAGAAATATCTTTCCGTCTTTTGTCTTGGATGCAACCCCCATTGCCACATTCCCATTTTTGCTATATTTGATCCCAACGAAGAGTTCTCCTGTAAGTTCCGGCGGCACATCAGCCCTCAGCTCATTCCATTCCGTTTCACTAATAGCCGATTTCTGATTGTAACGAATCCATAATCCAAGACGCTGGATATTGAAATCAATCGGATCTGAACCTATCTCATCAGTAACCGACCTCTCGGTGAATATTGTACCAAGAGACGGGTTCGTCTCATACCATGCATCAATATCTCTCATATCTGTCTGTTCAGACACAGACCATTCCGCCCAACCAGAATTGACCGTCTGCCCTTCCAGTGTTGCTTTTCGGAATTTCGTGAATACCGTTCCGGAACTGACTGGAGTCGGCGGGGTTCCGCAGAATATCGTCTGAGGATTCTTACTGTCTGTAACGACATATTTCAGTGCGCTTTCCTGATCGTCCTGGTACTCTTGTGCCTCATCAATAATCAGAAGGTCGAATCCTTCTCCAAGACCACCTTTTGAAGTTCTGGTTCGAAATTCGATAATTCCACCACCAGCAACTTCCAAGTGTTCCTTTCCGAATGCCTTGTACGAAGAAACGACCTCGAGATTTGCTTTTTTCAGCAGATTCGAAAGTCGTTCCCATGCACTATGTGTAGTTGTTGTTCTATGTGCTGTATGCAGGATTTTCTCACCTTTTTTTAATCCATACATTTCCCTTATTGCAACAATTTCGTTTTTTCCGTTACGTCTCGGAACTGAGTACCCGAATTTTGTATGTACCCATAACCCCTCTGCGTTAACGGCTAAAATATCCGACACTAAAAATTCCTGCCATTCCTGAGCAGTCCGTCCTGTCGAATTGTAGATATCTATTGCTTCAGCTCCATACGTTGAAGAATAAGGCAGCACGACAGATTGCGTTGGGGTCTGCCGCCCCTTCCTTACTTCTCCCATGTAGCCTCCAATTAAATCTAAAACTTAATAGTTTTATTAATCTGCATTTCTTTTAAGTAAACATCTGACATAGATATCGTATTGCCAGACTCTTTGCAGGCTGTAATGTACGCAATCATCTGTTTCTTTTTTTCATCGGTTTTCAATGCTTGATAAACCGATCCGATGAAAGTTTTGTCTTTTTTCACGCTTGCCAACTGTTCAATTAGTTCTCTTTCGATTTCATTTACCATCATAGTCTCTCCAATTGAAATCTAACACCTCGTCCAATATTGCATCTATATCTTCTATCGGTTCTTTATTTATAATCTTGTATTGATTATGTCCCATATTAATCGCTGTATAATAATATTCTCCGATTGCCCGACGTACTATGCAGCTTTCTCTTTCCTCCGTGGTTAAATTATTATCTAATTCTTCATAGATATGTTCTTTTTCTCTTCCAGGCAGTGAAAGTTCTATATTTTTCTGCCATAGTTTTTTTGCACGGGCATATTCATCTTTCGGCATATTTGCAAGTTTATAATGTATATTCGAACTGAGGTTTTTTCTTTCTTCTATCTTATCAAATTCTTTCTCATATCTCCATTCTTTTGTCCATACATTTTGCTTTTTCCCGTCACCCGGATAATACTCAAGAACGCAGTCACAATTATCATGCCTCCGGAATACGTCTTTAGGAACATCCGGATAGATATATGTCCCAGCTACCTGATTGCACCATTCACAGCAATGACCGGATGATCTTCGTATAATTCTCGGTTTTAGTCCGGCTTTCGCATGAAAATCCGCGTTTTTCTTCACGGTATCGTCCATTGCTTTCTGAACCAGGTTTCGTACAGGTGCATCAAGAATCCAATTCACGTCATCGAAATACTCCTCACCGGAAATCCGATTCACAATACCGTCTATGCTGCCCTGTTGGATCTGTGCCCTTATTGCCTTAATTCCAATGCCTGCAGCCTCGTTCATTATCCGTTGTACTATTTCCGCATTATCTGCAGCCATGCTATAAGCTTCTGTCAATGTCGGATTGAGAATTCTGGAAGCAATATTATAATACATTCTCCCGTCAGGTAACACATTGGACGACAGATTGTCTGCATATGCTTTAGCCAATATCCTGCCAATCTCCTGTGTCACTTCATTCGCTTGATTGTATGTGACCTTACCTTTCTGAACTTTGGCTTTAAAGTTTTTAATAATACCGCTTTTAGCGATATCATGATTAAACTGATTCTGAATCTTCTCCAGTAATCTTGGTGCAATATCCTCCATACATTCTTACCCTCAAATATCCTTGTCATCTAATATGCTTTGCGCCTCATCTCTACTCATACCAAGCCGGATTAACATTCGGATTGTATTGTTGTACGTCAACAACCCTTTGCTGTGCTTTTCAAGTACAGATGTAATTTCATAAGTTGACACCTTCCTAAATGCTTGTTTTACTGCCCCCCCGTTTAGTGTCAATATTTTGTATTGTTGCAAGACTGCTTCTCTCTATTCCGGTCAAGGCTCTCAAATTATCCGCATTGAAATATCCTGGCACTGCCTGGTTAATCTTGATTGCGCCGTCCCCGATATTGGATAACATTGCAGCATCTGGTTCGAATACCGGCTCCCACATTGGAGTCGTCATATATACTTGATTTCTGTAGTACTGATAGTCATCTCTCAGGCAAGCAGCTAGATATCCGACATTCAAAAAACCACTGCCAAATGCCCGTTGTGCCTTTCTTGCTGTCAATCTCAGATTCTCGTGAGATGCCTTAATTGCTTCCTGAGAAGCTGGATTCTCTGTCGCAAAGCCAAGATCATCGAGCGTCAGCCCTGTTTCTCCAGCAAAAAGCGCAGCAAACATTTTCAGTTGATCCAGGTGTGGTGCCATAGACTGTTGCTGGAATTGTCCAAGCTTTGGACTATCTCCATCACCGTCCTTATCAAACTGTAACAGACTTGACACTGTAGCCTTCCACTTATCCATTTGCTCTGCGTCCGGAGACAGACCAACCACATACTTTTGAGGGAAAGAATAAAACTCTGCAGTTATCTCAGACCGCTTCAGAGTTCTCAGTGCTGACTCCGTGATTGACATGCACGCCCGGCTAATTCTGGAATGTCCAAATGCCCTCCGCGCATCTGGGCGGAATATAATTGGCACCAGTAATGGCGCTGGAACATTGTCTTCGAAGATCTTATCTGGTCTTCCATTCCGGTAAATAACCGTCCAGCCTTCCACGAAATACGCTTCCACGGTTGGATTTCCGTAGTCATTTCTCTCCAGGACTGCATAACCTTCTGTCAGTAGGTTTGTAATCGGATTAATAATTCCAGTTGCATTGGAGCCATCAATTACTTGTAGTCTCGGAAAATCATCTGCACCTTTTGAGATATAGATAAAGCAACAAGAAGAAATTAATGCTGATAACACGGCTGAGTCATACAGGATATCCGGATTGTTCATCTGGAATATTCCTTTCATGTCGAAATTGTCATCACGGAATCCACGAAACTCCAATCTATCCGCTATCGAATCCACAGCTTTTGCATTCCAGCCAAGCACACTCTGAAGCCACTGCAAACTTGGAGGTGTAGCAATTCCCATATCCCGTACTACATTTTTCATCTCATAGAATTTATACCGTCTAAGTACACGGCTTCTTTTCCGATTTAACTTTTTTCTCAGGTACTCTATGCCCCTGTAGTCTGCCATTTATTTCTCCTTTCCACGCTTCCTATTCTTTAGCGTGTGTTTTTTTTCGCAGTGACGGCGTGAAGATCGAGCGCGCCCATGGAAGGGTAGGTACGCCCCTATCCTTCAAAATTATTTCGGTCTGTATTTACTCCAGTCAAATGTATGAGGAAGCACCCTGTTTCCTATCAATTCCGCTTGCTTTTCGCCTCTTCTGTCTATCAACTTGTCGCTCTTCTGCCTGTTGCACGTCCAATGTGCCAGCTGCATATTTTCCAGATCAGACGGATGACCGCCTTTCGCAATTGGAATGATATGGTCAATGCATGGTGACAATGGATGCGGATACTTAAGCGAGAAGTCTACAGGCTTCCCACATATGCCACATACAGTCTGAGTCGCATATATTTTCTTTTTATTCTTCTCAAACGCTCCACGGTGAGTACCATCTTTGTCTGGTCTATTTCTCTTCATCTTCATCTTCCCTCAATTCTTTCTAAAACGAAAAGACGCCCCGCATTCCTGCGGGGCGCCCTTTCTCTGTTATCATAAACTTGGAGGAAACAAGTGACACGTCAATCATATCTTCTTCTGTCAGTTTACACTATAGCATTTTGAAAACGAAAAGTGCGAAAAAAACGAAATTAATTTTTCATAAAGTTGTTAAACTCCATTCTCACGCTGTCTCCTGTGGCCCTCCTTCCCATAAGTTTCGCCACTTCCCCCCACGTCAGATCCTTAAAGACTTTGTACCGTATGATCCTCTGCATCCGGAAAGGAATCTCTTCCATCCACTCCTCGACCTGGATCTTCAGTTCCTCCGCCTGCCGCTTCTGCGTCTCGAGAATGTGCTCCTCGCTCCTGATCAGATCGGCGTTAGCGTAAGTCTCGGTTGTCCCGGCAATCCCGAAACTCTGCGGCTGATACGGGAAGTCCGGATTGCTGCCCCTTACCTTGTCGATCACCGTCTTCCGGCTCTTCTTCAGGCTCTTGATCTCCGACTCCGTCTCCTTGATATACGCGCAGGCGTCTATGTAGTCATTCAGAATCTTCTTGTCCACCAGCATCACTCCTTTTCAATCCTTGGTATATACGTCCTGTTTTCATGATACTTCTCTGCCTTCCGCACCCTGCCGAGAAGCTGCCGCAGCTGTTCCAGTGTCCTCTTATGCTGAGGCTGCTGGAAGAACTGGACAATCTCATCCGTCTCCTCGAATAGATCCTTATATCTTCTTCGATCATTCCGGCACTTATGTAGTTTCGTGCCTATCGGTCCCCGTTTCTTTGCGGATCTCTCGAACTCGATCTGGTGCAAAAGATCCTGCTGTCTCTTTTCCTCTACTGAAATATTCTCCCTTGCCGTATTGTTTAAACTCTGGCACTCATCTACAAAATCCAGAAACATTTTTATGCTTTCAGAGTTTTTCACTGTCCTTAGCCACCCCTTTCACATCTACTCCCAACTTGTTAAGATAATCTTCCACCGTATAACTTTTATACGCCTTATGTATAAACCGCCTCGCCGCCGAAGCAGACGGCTTACTCTCTGCCATCATCTTACGCCCGGACTTCCGGTCGCTCTCAAGCGTATGCCTGTCCCTCTTCCGCTTCTTCAATCTATCATCTCCTTCGTTTGTTCTGTTCTCTTGCCTTTTTGGCTCTGAAGCCTTATAATTATCATGTTGCCAGCCTTTGGCCTGCTTTTATACCACCAATTTATCTGCAGGCCGGGTGGCTATTTTTTGTTATCTAAATGCTAAGTTATTGATTATGCCGTACCAATTCTGTTTCCTCGTAATGTCGTTGTTGTCCGTTGCTATGCTCTACCCATACCGTTCCATCACCACAAACTTCCACAACAACACCAGTGATATACTCTGCTGGATTTAAAAACCACCTTACTTTATCTCCATCCTTGAATCCTTGCTCTTTCATCTACTTTCTACCATCCTTCCTCCTAAACGCCCAGTCAACTTATATTGCCGGCATAAGTCCTGGCTGTGCTGTATCATTGTCAGCAAACATTAAAATATCCCAATTCAGTGCCTGTCCGCAGTGATAACAGTAATCTGCTATTCCTGTGCCTGTAAAACCACTACCACAAGCAGGGCATCTGTAACTATCCGTGTACCTAATTTCAGCATCATTAACTTTCACGGGTTTCTGCGGTATCTTCTTTTTAAGTGCGGACACCGCCGTTTCTATAGCCTGCCCCATATCAGATTCCCAATCGTCAAAACCACCTTGATAACGTCCACCGACCATTTTACACGTCTTAGGAACATTGTTTTTTAATACCTCAATTGCCTTATTGTCATCCATTGTCCTTTCCTCCTAACCCCTAATATTCCTCATCGTCATAATCCTCGTCTTCGACCAGGATTTTACAATCTTCCCACTCGGCTCCGCATCTTGAACACACATAAAATCCTTTTTCTTCATACGGTGATTGACTTTTCGATGTACAATCACAATACTTGCATTCCCAATGTTTACCTTTCATTTTCCGATCGCTCCTTTAAATCCTAATTATTTCATAAATGATACTGTCGTGATATTCACCAAGCCTATCCTTAAGTGTATCCCTTAGCACAATCTTTCTGCCATTATACTTCTCGCAAAATTTATCATAATGCCTTTCAACCGGATTCCCGCTAACCATACCCCATTCAATTCGATGTAGCTTTAATTTGTTGATTAAATTCTCCATGATTTCGAATAATGCTCTCCCAATCAAAGGGTTTCCTTTGTCGAAAGACATAAGTCCGAACCTATACGCCTGTGAAGAATACCAGTCAATTCCATAACTAACATAACCGACAAGTTTGTCTTTACTATCGACAATCGCAAACTGATACGTTTCTTTGCATGGCTCTTCTGCTATATCTGGCATATAGTTATCACAACAACCGACTTCATACATCAGGTCATCAGTATATTGCAGCTTTTGAAATTCATGTAAGATTTCCTCTTTTTTTAAAATTGCTGGTATCAGCATTTATTTCTCCTCCTCTAAATTGCTAATCTGTGTTTTTGGTTTCCAATTTTCTCCATTACCTGTCCGTTTTGCCTTAAATAATATTTCTCTACTCATGTCTCATCTTCCACTAAATGCCAGGTTAGTTATTTTTTCTTTCTTACAGAAGTCTGCCGCTTAAGGGCAGCTATGGCTATTGCTGTATCTTTAAATTCTCCTTCATAATTGCACAGTCCTTCATGATTCATAACCGCATGCGTACCTCTCTCAATCAGTCGAAGGTTGTCCAGGACTACATTCTGCTTATTCCCGTCTACAAAGATTAAAATTGAGCCCTTAGGTATCTTTCCTCTGCTTTCTTCCCAGAGCACCCTGTGCTTTAATTTCCATTTATCGGGTTCGGCAACTTTTATTTCAATATAGCCATCCCTAGATACTCTTTCACTTCCAACTGGTCTATGGTTTTGCGGAGCGTGTCCTTTCTGAAACATAGTATGTTTCACTTTTTCATATATTTCTGGCGACATCTTCTTACCTTTATTCGCAGGCACATGCCCCTTCGAGAAATGCCCTTTTGTACCAGAGTTTATCTTATGGTTTGCCATGTAACCCTTAATCTGGCCGACTGTGATATCCCAATTAAATTTTTTGATAAAAGCCTCCTGAATCTCTTTGTATGTATGTCCCGGAATAAAATCTCTCATAAATGCTTTTTCCAAATCAGTATATTTATGCATATGGCTACCAGTCCTCCATCTTTTTAATACGATTCTGGAGATTTCGAACCGTCTCTTTCAGTTCCGTGTTCTCTTCAACTATTCATTTACTTATAACCCCAAGCATAGGAAGTTCCACTTTATCACCCTGTCCATATTCGTCAAGGTGCTTTTTCGCTTGAAGCGCAAGTTGTCCGTTATCAATAATGGTTTTAGCCACTTTCTGTACAGCCTCGCTCCGTTGAATTTCTTTATCCAACCCCGATTCATCAAGACTATCATCCTGCAGGCGTTCAAGCTGTTCAAAAAGATAATTGTTTAAATCTGACAGTGTGTTTTTCATCCTTCTTTTCCTTTCCTTCCCTAAATGCTAAAATAGCCTATCAAGTGGACATCTCCCGCCATTCCGGGTAACATCACACAGACATTCCTCATCTACTGTGTCCTTATACATGCAATAGTTATCGCAGATATCATCGCATACTTGTTCTATAATCTCGATAACAGACTCCAACCCTTGTTTATTTGGTGTTCTTTCTTCCATATCGTATTTTCCTCCTAGTTAATCACGCGGCCACTCGCTTCCTGACGCTCCGCAGCGTGTCAGGCGTCGATTCCGCGTAGTATCTCGCCGTCACGCCTGGGTTCCCATGCCCGAGGATCTCCTGGATGCAGCCAAGGTCTACCCCCGAGTTCTTCAGGCTCATGCCGAGCGTCTTTCGCAGCTTGTGCGGATATACACGGCACTGCATGCCAGCCCTCTTGGCTATCTGCTTGAGGCTTGCGCGTATCCCGCTGTTGTGCAGGCGTCCATATGGCGCCCTGCAGGCAACAAATAAGGCCTCGCTGCCGTCAGTACGCTCCGCTCAGTACATTGTTAATCACGCTGCTCTTAATATCTACACTCTCTGTATACATGATTTTTCCTCCTCTTCTATTGCCTAAGAAGAGCCAGCATGCTATAATCTTCTTAGGTGATGAGCAGCAGATCCAAGTCTTGCCGGACGGTCTGCTGCTTGTTTTTTGCTCTCATGTATACTCACCCAATCCCTTTAGTCGTTTCTTCGTATCCTCAGGTCTATTCCCAGATCCTGGCGGATATCGTCCGTGAAGTCCTTCCAGGTCACCATGTCGTCCACCAGGCACTCCGCCTTCAGGTTCATCCGCTCGATGAACCGGCTGATCCTCTTCCTTCCAAATTCGAACTCGTCCCTCAGGACGGCAACGCTCAGGACCGTGAAGGTGTCCAGCGTCATCTCCTTGATCCTCGTCGTGGCCTTCTCCAGCTCCTTCCTCGCCAATCCCGTATGTATCCCGGTGATGTTCCTATAGCGGATCTCTTCCTCCAGGCCCGCCAGTCCGTCCTTCTCGACGATCCTTGCCGCCAGCAGCAGGCCGTCCTCCTTGCCGGACATATAGTCATCGATCTTTCCCATTCGCTTTTCCTCCTTCTACCAGCTGCATCTCCAGGCTCCTCATGTCATAGGAGCGCCCCTCGAAATTGCTGAACTGGTTCTTCCTCTTCGCCTCCGGCGCCTTCCCGGCCTTCTCCCTCCTGATCCTGTAGAAATTCTTCCAGCCTCCTGCCGTGGCCTTCTTTACGATGGCCAGCCTCTCCCCGTCGTCATCGGACAACTCAGACAGTTCGTCCCTCAGCGCCCGTACCTGCTCCGGTATGATGTCGCCATGGTTATGCCGCCTGACAAGGAGATACATCTGGAAGGCCTCCTCAAGGGCAGCGGATCGGAACTCGGGAGTACATATACTTTTATTTCCTTTACTTTCCTTTATAGGAATTTCCACATCATTATTTTGAATTCCTGTTGCGGAAATTCCTTTTTCTGTTGCAGAAATACTATTTTTATGCGCACTTAATAAAGGCTTCTCACTCTCTTCTTCAAGAAGCCGATATTTCTCTATTTTAACCTTGTTCCTAACAGTCGCTATAGCATAGCGCTTCTGAATTCCAGCAGAGGTTATCACAGACTGCTGCAAGAGGTCTTTATCGAAAAGTCCTATATCTGCACAATACTGGACAACCTGCAGCACAAGGTTCCTATTTCTAATCCATTTGCTGCCTATCGTCTTTGTAACGCTAAGCGTAAGACTGGACATAGGAATTTCAAGATAATACCCGTTCCGGTACACCATTTTCAAAATCACGTCGTAAATGGTCTGCCCGAGCGGACCATATTTGTCCAGCAGTTCCATAATCTTGAAATCCTCATAATAATCCGTATCGCTTCCATGGTAAGAGAGTCCCTGTTTCGGCGGTCTTCCCGCTCCCATATGACTCACCTACCCTCCTGTCGTATATTCCTCGACCGTGATATCCAGCCCTTCCATGGCCGAATAGCATTTCTTTGCTGCCACATAGGCCACCTGGGTGTCATCGTGGTAGGCCACGCCGTTCAGGGCATCTGCCACCACCTTCACGATATTGTCCATGTCCGGCTTCTTAAGCGGCAGTTCCCGGCCTTCCAGCATGTCTGCCTGTCTTTTCTTCGACGTACTCTTGGGCGGAAGGAACCTTGCCACAATCCGAAGCGTGACCGGTGTCCCCCTCTCCAGATACATGCCATTGCACCGGTTCAGGTACTGGTCCTTGATCAGGTTCTCATACAGGACCGTGCTGTCCGGCGTCATGGATATGCTCTTTCCTGTGTCCGGGTTCCTGAAGGTCCTCGCCCTCGCCTTCCCCTGCGGCTTGCCCGGCACGTGGAATGCTACTGTCCTCATGCGCTCTTCTCCTTTCCTCCCGCACCGGCCAGCGCCGGCACGGGACAGTCCTAGGCCTATAGGTTGCACTCGTGATACATCATCCAAAAGGAAAATGCCATGATCATGCGATGACTGTGATATGGTGCTTCTCCAGTTCCTCTCTTAACTCTAAATCCAGGTATTCCTTGATCCTGTTCATAGTGGCTTTCTTCCACAGCCCTCCGTCCGCCTCGACGAGCTTGAACCCGAGTCCCCGGTCATTGTCCCTGATGCGGAATACGTAATTGCTTTCCGGCTGCTCGATCTCGGCAAAGGTGCGGTACGGCCTCAGGGCTGCCGGGTTCGGCACGATCACATCGCTCAGCTCTACGCCCGCCTTGATGGTCGTCTTCTGGGAGATGCCGTCATCCGAGTAGTTCGCGGTCGTCCCGGACTTGATGTTGCCGGCTACCTGCATAAGCGCCTGCAGGTCCTCCGTCTCCATGAAGTTCGCCTGCAGCTCGATCAGGAAGCGCTCCTGGTCGTAATAGCTGTCAAACTGGAACTCATTCACTACCGCGTCGGATATCATCAGCGTCTCGCGGATCCTCTCGTCCACCAGGCCGGAAGTCAGCGCCACCTGGGTAAGGCCCGTGATATGCAGGATCATGGACTCCCGCAGCTCCTCCGGCTTCCCCTTGATGTAATCCACGACGGCGGTCAGGGTATTGACCCTCAGGGCCGCTGCCGTAGGGAATCTGTGGTATCGGTGCAGATCCTTGCTGCAGTAGGTCTCCCCGTTGATCTCCACCACCTTCGGCTCCATGCTCTCTTCCTTCAACCCTGCTATGTACTGTAATGCTTCCTTTAATCCTTCCATCATCTTTCTTATCCTCCTTATGCTTTCTTCCTTAAGTCAATGACCTTTCCTGATTCTTCCGCGATCTCGCCAGTGGCGGTATCCACAGTCCTGCCTTCCACTTCCACGGCGTCCGCCGGCTGATCTGGCTGGGCCCCCTGGATATCTGCCACGGACATCTGCCCGGGGATCTGGCTTCCGATTTCTACAGCCTCTACCTTGCCCGTCTGAATGTCCTTCCCCATGCTGAGCGCCGTCACCGCTCCAAGGGCCGGTGCCAGGGTCGTCCTGGTCTGCACGCCCGTCGCGACGAAGTTCCGCTCCTGGTTCGGCTTGAATCCGATCGTGACCGTGATCTTGCGGGCGGCTCCCGGCTCCGTATTCGGATCCTGGATATTCTGCGTCACCTCCTCGATCGCCCGGTTGACCTGCGCCGTAAACGCTCCGTTTGCAAATGTCTCCAGATTAATGTGCTTCATGCTATGCGCCTCCTTTTTTATAGTCTCATATATGCATCAATCCCTTTGTCAAGGTCTATGCTTCCTGCCCGGCTCCATTCATCCCAGAAGTCGATCGTCCTGGACTGAGGGCGTTCCTTGGCAAGACAGACCTGTATCTTGAGTGGGATAGGGACTGCATCCCCAACAATAATTACCTCCCCCGGCCGGAATGTGGTGGTGCTGTCAATCACGCTCTCATCCCCGGCCGGCAGCATTCCCTTGATCATGCTCTTGTCATTCTCGTTATTCAGCTTGGACACGATGAAGTTCGCGCACTGCGCCATAATAGTCTTATTCAGTTCTGACGGGCGCTGGCTGGCAGGGAATAAGGTCATGCCAAACTTGCGGCCTTCCTTTGCGATCTCCTCAAAAGTGCCGAGCATCCGCTTCTCCGACGCCGACAACTGGAAATCATTCGGGATATAGACATGCGCCTCATCGCATACCAGCGTCACCGGGATAATCTCTTCCGGGCCATACGTCCGCTGTACCCCGTATACAAGCTTCGCAATGGCGCCAATCAGCGGGATCGCCACATCATGAGGCACTTCCGACAGGTCGATGTTCTTCACCGGCCTGTCATTGTCCATGATAAGGTGCAGCACTTTCTTCAGGTAAGACTGCTGGTCCTCGAAGAACAGGAAGGAATAGCGCCTGTCCGAAAGCCTGTCCTTCATGGTATTTATGACTCCGGACAGTTTCCCATAGAAATCGCCTTTCACCGTCTTTGCCGTGCCGGCCTTATCCCCTGTCTTGTATATCTCTCCTGTCATTACCTCTTCCGCATTCAGCCCCTCGAGAAGGTCCAGCATCTTCTGGAAATCAAACTGCACCGGCCGGTTCTCCCTTCCATCCGGGCAGAGCTGGTAATAGCATTTTCGGAGGGCTGACATCACTACCGTGGACGATTCCTCCTTGACTTTCAGGATATCCGCAGCCACATCCTGGAATCCAAACAGCCAGACCGGGAAATGGAATTCCTCCCCGATCTTGATGTTCCTTGCATAGGACAGGTCGCTGTATTCTCCGTGAATGTCGAATACGATCAGGTTTGCCCCGGGCAGCTTCCCGGCCTCTTCCAGGATCTTCGCCACGGTTTCGGATTTCCCGGATCCCGTATTCCCGACAATGCAGGCATGCCTCTGGAAAAACTTATTTCCATTGATCCAGGCAGGGCATTCGTATGCCGCATACCCGCCAATGCAGAACCCCTGGCCCGGATCGACCGACAGCATCCGCTCGAAGGCTTCCCTATCGATCTCCCTCGCCACGATATCAGTGGAAGGGTATTGCTCAATAGCGCTGCTGAACCTGCCATTAAGGATGCTTCCGATGATGGAGCACTCCACAACCTTCACGCTCAGCCTTTCCGCGATAAAGTCCTCGTCCGCAAAAGGATCGCTGATATCCGTATCCGTGATGGATGTCACGCAGGTTACCAGCTCATGCCGGCCGTCTGAGATGGATAGCAGATCATTGATCCTCACCTCTTTAAATTCCGTCTGATCCGTCTTGATCTGGACCTTGTCGCTGATTATCTTTATCAGTTTCAATCTCTATTCCTCCAATAATTCATTATAATTTCTGATCCTTGCTGCTTTCCAGTTCTTGCAGTAATCGCAGCATCCGCAGGCTTCCGGTTCTGCCAGTCCGGCTTTCACATCCGCATACCTCTGTATCTCTGCCCCCACCTCATTCATTGCAAGGTCAAGCGTCTGCTGCGGCACCTGGAAAATGTCGAAATCCGGAGTCCGCTCCTTGGTGGCGGCTGCCAGATAAAAGGGAAGCCGCTCCCCCGTCACGATCTCGACGCCCTTCTGGTATACTGCGCCCTGGATGTCGTACCGCCAGTACGGGAGATTCCGAAAGTTTGCCACTACCTTAAGGTCCGTGATGCAAATCCCCGGAAGATAGCTGTCCATCTTCATCTTCCACGGGACCCCAAAAAGGTCAAAGGTCATTATCCTCTGCTTCTCGCCGCTCATGAAGCGCATGAACAGTTCATCAGACTGAACTTTCCGGATAATCTCATTCGCTTTGCGAAACTCGCTGCGGAGTTCCTGCTTTCTTGTGAACACCTCTGGATGCTCTCGAATGAATCCGTCCAGTTCCCCTTCAAAATAGGCATCCACAAACGATCCTACCAGCATGGCCCGCGTCATCTCCGGCTTATACTCGCCGGAGATCTTCGCCATGGCCATCGCCTCGCATTTCCTGAAATCCTTAAACTGGGAGACCGAAAAGAACCGCTTATTCGACTCTGCATCATAATAGTTACTTTGACTCAGTTCCTGCATCCTTTACCTGCTCCTGTTCCTGCTCGACCTGTTTATCCTGCTTTTTCGTTTTCCCTTTTGGCGCTCCTTCTGGGAACGGATTCTCTACCTCCGTATCATCTGCCGGCAGGGCGATATCGAAATAGTCCTCCCTCTTTGCCATTCCATCACGAAGGGAACGGTATACATTGTTCAGCCGGATCATGTCATGTTCACTGAATGCTTCGCCCTTACAGCCTATATACTTTTCAATCATCTGCTGTGTCACGGAAAACTTATCTTCAAACTGCTTGATTCCTTTTCTGACTCGGTCGATAAGCGGTTCTGTGTTTCCGCTCACCAGCGTCTTCTGGCATTCTTCCACTGCTGCTTCCACCACGTCCCCCGGTATTACACCAAGGATACAGGCTCTTACCCTCCTGGCTCCCTGGTTCGCAACCATTTCATAGATATCTCTTGGATCCGTAAGCGGAACATTTCCTTTCTTGGTCCCTCTCACATGTGGGACGCTAAATACTTTAGTCTGCCTGGTATTCGTCTCCAGATCCCACGCATAAGCCATGACCTGGCTTTCTCCATTCTTCTGCTCCAGTTCCAGGATACCGAAATCAAGGTTTCCCCAGTTCTGGGCCATTGCTTCCGCAAGTCGGATGGACGGACCAGTGACCTTTGTCCCTCCCCTTGGATACTCATACATTGCAGTCTCTGCAAGCTTTTTCCTTTGACACGCCCTCATGATTCGGTTATATGCCTCCACCTCGTCCCTGGGGAATCTCTTTGCTATGACCATGGCCGCCTGCACCTCCTGGGCCTGCCTGCTGATCATCATCTCCGTCTGCGTGTTGCGCGCCGGCATCATCCCATCCGGCATGCTCATTTCATTCATTTCACATCCTCCTTAACTCACTATATACCACATGTCCTTTTCCTCCGCCTCTTCCCTGCCGCTCTTGAGCGCCTCCAGGTAGGTCCCGAAAAAGGAGCGCAGGGAGTTGTCCTCGAACCGGATGATGTACCCGGTCTTTTCCCCTCCCGCCGTATCGTTTATCCAGTTCCCGGAATAGAACCACTCCATAAGGGCGACGGCAAAATCCAGCATGTCGCTGCTTTCTGCGGCAAGCCCCAGGAAGGCCTGCCGCTCCTCGCGGCTTCCCGTAAGGCATCTCTCGCATGCGTAGGAAAAGGCGTCCGTTTCGCGTACCCGCTTCCCTGCCTCGGGGCCTACCCCTACAAACATGATGCCGGCCCCTTCTCGCGGATCTCTGTCCCAAGTATCCTGCGGATCGGCCCCTTGCTTATCGAATAGTCGTCGGCTATGGATATGTATTCGACGGCCTTCAGCTTCGCCGCCATGTCGATGTAGCTCCTGTTGAATTCCAGAGACTCCTTCAGCCTGGAATTTTCCGCATTCAGCCGCAGGTTCTCCCTGCGCAGGCATTCGATCTCGCTACTCATCTCTTGAATCTTCATATCATCCATTTGCATTTTCCTCCATTTCTGCTATAATTGACTTGTTAGATTTTCTGAGCGCCAGAGGCTTGCCGGCCTGTGAAGGCGCTCTTTCCTTATATCCCATTTATGCTATCCCTCCTGCGATAATCTCAGATACAATGTTGCCAGCAGGTTCCCGTTCGTCGTGTTCTGCAGCGTCAGGTATTTCTCTACCGCCTCGAGGTATCCCTCCGTCAGCACGATCGCGAATGCATGCCTGATCGCCCTCTCCACCTTGGATGGCGTGTCCCCGCTCATCTCTGACAGCCTTCGGTATACCTTCCCTGTCTTCCCGGGCTTCCATGACGGGTCCTCTTCAAGCAGGGCCATTGCTTCCGCTATGTAATGGAATCCCTTGATGTTCGCTGGCATTCCCATCTCTATCAGAGCATTGATTGCCTTATTTTTCATTTGTACTTGCCTGCCTTTCTGTGTTATACTCTAATTGGTTGATTACGAGAGTGCTTACGCCTTGCCGGGCTTATGTAAGCGCTCTTCTTTTATACGATCTGCTTAATGATGTCTTGGATCATAGCCGTTCCCGAGTCCATTGCTACATTCACAACCTTTTGGTAGCCGCTCTCGAACTTCGCATATACAAGATCACGCTCTTCGCTGTAATCCAGTTCCTGCAGATCATGCAGGTATCTGGTTGCCTGCAGTGCCGGCAATAGCAGATCACAGATCTTCTGCTTGTCTTCCCTCATTCCTTTCCGCCTCCTCCAGATATCTCCTTAGATCCTGCACTGCCGCAAATGCATCGTAGATCTTCTGCTCGCGCTCCGTGAATCCCCGGCCTGAATCGATCGCCTCTGAGATCTCGCCCAGAAGCCTGTTCTCAATCCCAAACGCTTCCTTGCTGTTCATCCCCTCATCTTCTACGCGGATTCGGATGTGATGCCGATTCGTCTCAATGCAGGATCCCCGATCCATATCGACCAGCACGCGCATGATGCCATCCATGTCAATCTTAAGATTAAATGCGATCGACGCGTCCTCGATCGCGCCGTATGCCTCGCTGATCGTGCTGCTGAGATGCTCGAACTCACGCCTCTCCGCCTGTATACATACCCTATAATGCTTCATCCTAATTTCCTCCTTCTTCAAAATAACGGCCCCGCCATCC